GCTGCTGACTCAAAGCTATCGAACTTGTCAGCAATCCCCAACAACGTCTTCATTTCCATGCCAGCCTTCTTGGCAAACCCTTGAAGGCGGAAAAAGACTTCTTCCATCTTCGGTCCTTGGGCGGAGAGCGTACCTGCGGCGGAGGCAAAGTCATCCGCTAATTGTTTAGGAGTTTTACCCAGCGTTGAAGCAGCTGCTGCTAATCCTTTCATCTTAGATTCTGCTTGTTTGGTGCTCATTCCCATCGCTTTGGTAAGAAATGTCATATTCTTTCCAGTGGTCGATGCACTGATTCCCAACCTTTCTAACTCTGCGGCAGTTTGAATCATAGAGCGTGCGTCTTCTTTGGACGCGCTAGTTAGTTCCGTAAAACTTCCTGCCAGTCCCTCTGCTGCCTTGCCTGCTTCTGCAATATCTACGCCCGCTGCTAAGTTCATTGCTCCTGAAACGGAACTGGCCATTTCACCAGCAGTTCCAGAAGTGGCGCTGAATGATGCTTGCGCCTTAGAAGACGCCCATATAAATTCTAATGTTGCCTTCATCATTGCGCCGATGGCAGCAGAAATTAAATTAGTAAGACTAAACACATCTAGAAATGATTTCGTCATTTGCTTCATCATGTTTCTGAGTCCACCTGCTTTTTTGGTGGCCCTGATGAAACCCGATCCTACGCCTATCACCTTCCCTAACATACTATCCGATGACTTCGCCGATAATCCCAGTTTGATCGCAATGCTACCCAAGATATCATCATTTGCTTTTTGAGCAGTTAATTTTTTCTCAATTTCCGCTCGGGTTTCTTGTTGGGTTTTAAGGATCTCCCGGAGATCCTTTTTTCTTTTTTCAATTAGTTTATTATTCTTTGTGGCGTTTTGAAGCTGTGTCGTTTCTTCTTCTGAGAGGCTCTTTTGAGACTTAAGAGACTCAATCAACTTATCATTCTTCATCTCCTGCAACTCAAAGATCTTGATTTCCTTCTCAAGTTCCATGTTTTTAATTTGAAGGTGCTCTAAGTCAAAAGTAAGGGCATCTTGTCTAGTACCAGCCAAAGATTGGGATATCGAACCTCTCTCTGAGTCTATGTCGCGCAAATCTTTTGCAATAACTTCGAGGTCTTCTTCAAGATCTTTGATCTCCTGGGTGAGATCTCTCTTCTTCGTCAACTTCTCCAGTTGTTCTTGAAGAAGTTTATTGCCTGAAGGTGTTGCCGGTTGGTCGCTGTCTTTCTTTGTTGCCACTGATTATGTTTTCCTTACCTATCAAAAGGCCATCTTAACCCTGTCGTTCTTTCGAATTGTGCAATTGCACCATCGAGTTTACTCTTATTGGCATATGTTTGAGGACTATCTAGTCCATGATCGCGCCATGATTGGAGATAATTTTTTTCACGCCCCAACGTATTAGCAAAATTTTTAATATCAGCAGGGCTACCAGTGAGATTTAAAGGAAGCGTTCCCCCTTTAAATAAAGATGGCATAACCCACCTCAATATAGCACCAAAAGTAAGCCACCAACTCTCGTTGAGTGTGCCATCCTCATCTCGTGCCTTGGTAAAGTCAATAACAACCGGTACCAAATCTTTCTCGTTCTTCATTGTACACCCTCCTGCGGTTACACTAATAAATAGATACTTCCATAAAAAAGAGGAGGCAATGCCTCCTCTATTATCGTGAAGCGCTTCTCATTGAATCTGCTTCTTCTTTTAATTGTTTGGCGAGTCTCTCTACAAACCAGTTTCTTAATTGAACAGGTAAGTTGTATGCCTCTAACAAACTCCATCCACCGTGATACTTTAAAACGAAAAACTGTTCGTACACGGCTTCCATATAATCATGCGTCAGGCCAAAAAAAGTCCGTAGTAAAGGGCACCTCCATCTCCTGCTCGTGATTACAATTTTCGCAGACGAACTCCTGCGTTAGATCTATGTTGGGGGTGAGTTGGGCATAGACTTTCCTAAGAAACCGCGAATCAATCGCTGGCATCAAATCAAGAAACTTGGAAATCTGCACCTTGTCTTCTACACCGCTGACGGACATGACAAAAGTTTTGAAATGTTCTGTGAGTGGATTTTCTGGTAACTTTTTCTTGCGCTTCATTTCCTGAGTTGCTACAATGCGCCTTTCATCGCGCCCATTCAAGAGTCTGACCTCTATTGAAACGCCAGTTCTGGGAACCGTGATAAAGTAGTGCCCTCCGGGGGAGGCAGTCACATTCCCCTTTACTCTTTCGTCTTCGCACTCCTCTAAATTAATAGGAGGAGTAAGATTCGAGTTGGTTAAGTCAAATAAATACTTATTACTCTCATCACATGCGGGACATGTGACTTGTGTCTCATACTCTGCTCCATATCCGCTAATTCTAAGCGCTATCAGAATAGCGTTTTTATCTCCTGTCAATAAATCTTCAACCTTAATTGTTTTATCGACCAGAACGCTCTGTATGAGTCTGTCTAAAACTACTCCCTTTTGGATAAGAGATTTGGAAGTAAGAATATCTTCCTGCTTCGCTGTCATTTCTCGAATCTCAACAGTAGTTTGGTTATGTAGTGGATGTTCTTCGGGATAAAATTTACCCTCTGAAGGGAGATCTACTAACTCCGTTGGATTCACATACGATAAAATATCCGTGGATCCTTCTGGGTTTCCTACTATAGTAGGTGGAACGTCGGCCGAATCTTTAGCTCCCGCTCGGGGGAACCCAAGACGCTCCTCATTACTCTTTCTTGCCATTATTACCTCGTTTTTTATATATTGTGTATCGGTGCTTACTGATTATTAAACACCGGAAAACCTAATTAGTCGGCTCCCGTTACGTCCGGGGTGAAAACTTCAATATCAAACCAATCAAAGCGAAGTTCTAAGGTGATTTCCATCAGTCCTTCGGATTCATAGCTTAACTCACCACCGTAATCTACACTCTTAATCCAAGCATTTCTAAGCGTCGTTCGCTCAACTGCATTACCATCACCATCTATCATCGTAATGATGCAAGAACCAAGCGCTCCGACACCTCGTCGTTTGCTGATGGTTGAGACATCTTCATGCCCCGGCGTAATGTCTGCCGCCGTGATATCTCCCGGCAGGCGATAACCAGCCACTTGAATAAGATCATAAAGTGCCTGAGTTGCATGAGGATTTGCAGGATCCACGAGCGTAATACTAATAGGATCATACGTTACTCCGCCCGGATAGTAGAAGGTATGATTAATAAACTTATGCTCTGCCTCACCGACAGTCATCTTAGGTTTATTGACCTTTTTTGCTACATAAGAAATCATATCAGAAATCTCAGGCGCCGTAATGTCTATAAGCCACCTATGTTGTCTTTTCGGGTCTGCTCCCGTTGCGTCACTCCAGAATGGCATATTGTATTTTCTCCTCTAATTCAATTATACTACTAAATAGTAGTCACTTTAAAGTTTTTTAAATTTTTAATCATCAAAAGATGCTCCAGATCGTGTTACCACGAAATCCAGTGCAATAAACTCAATCGCCCTCGCAGGTTTCAAGAAAATCTTGGCATACATGATATTTCTATCAACCAACTCAGGGGTAGTAGTCGTATCATCAAGAAGAACCTTATAGTCAGTTAACCCTAGTCGAGTTTTAACACTCCCCAAAAATGGATTGACTTGACTCAAGAATCTATTCCACGTAGTTTGGACATTTTGATCAAAAAGCAGGCGTGCCGCAATTCTAGAAATCTCTCTCTTAACAAAAATCAACATCCTACGGACGTTAATACGATCCAGTGCTGACCGTGTTACCTGGAGAGTTTTTTGTCCAAAAATCACAATTCCTTCTGCGGGAAATTGAGCAATTGGATTAACATTTGCTGTGTAAAGGTCGTCTCGTTCTTCCGAAGTTAGACGTTGACGGACATTGGTCACTGGCAACCCCGCACTACCCTCTGTTAGTCCACCTCGCGTAAATCCGGCAGGAGCGAACCACAGTTCACTTGCTGCTTCGCTACTTGCTAACGTACCCAAAGCAACCACACTTGGGGGAACCCATAAAGATCCACCCGTTGTCACCGTATCCACAACTTGGCACCATGGATAATAAGTGCATCCATAACTATTGTTAAGTGACCGTTGATCTAACTGACTAATCGTGTCGGAAACACTTCCCAATCGTAGTTTCGCGCTTTCAGTAGACTCGGTTTCAGGACGATATCCGCCCGCTAAATCAATAATAGCTAACGAGTCCGCACGTGCATCGCAAATATTTAGAAGTTTATCAGTCAAACTTACGGTCGTAAGACCGGGCATTGTCATCATATTACATTCTACCACTTCTGGGTCGCGCACAGCATCCATTGCTCTTTCAATTGAAGCATACGAATACTGACTTGCGGCAGTTGTGCCACCGGGCATCAAACTATTTCGGAAGGGTTCTCGCTCAATAATGTTAAGTCCTTCAAACCCCGCATTAAGAACGGTAGTAAACTTATTAAATCCTTCATCAAGAACTGATTTATAATCACCAAGTGCCGTAAAGGAATCACCGTCAAGACGAGATCCTGATGCCCACGTAGCGAGGGCGCCATCGGTGCCTGCCTTGACATCATCCAGAGAGAACACCCAAGAGTATTCAAGCAACTCGGCGCCAGTTGCACCGACAGTTTCGTCATCCAAGTTATCTGGTTTTCTGCGTACCAAGTCTACAAGAGATGGTTCTACTCGATTGCTAGTTGCCATATTGGTAGTTGCTCCAAAACAAGCATTCTTTTGATTCGTTATAATTCCTTCATTACTCTCCGTTCTTGTGGGAACTTCTGGGAAGTTGAAAGAAGCAGTGAGGAGTTCTGTATTCTCCCCCGAGAAAACCAAATCTCCAAATGCAGTCGACAATGAATCCGGCAAATTAACACCGCCTAGCACA